GTGGGTATAGATAGACTGGGATTCCTATAGAAATAGAATGGTAGATCCAAGAAGTATGAGTATTCTCCAGTATAGGAAAGAATGTTTCCATGTCCATTCAAGAAGTATAGGGTTTGCTCAATATCATCATTTGTACTGTGAAGCTGTTGATACATGTAAATGTACTCCCCTGTAATCTTTTCAACCAATTGACCTCCAATTACAAGCTCTGCATAGTCAATCATATGTGTTATGATTGATTTAGACCACACATTGGTACTAGGATTTGGGTTAGTCAGGGTAACTTTGAGGTTGAAATTCTTTATGAGATCTCCCTTGTCATTAGGAACCCTACATGTGAGAAGACTACCAAAATCTATTTTCCCATCAAACTGACTCTCTACATAGTCAAAGGAAAACTTTGTATGTCTCTTAAAATTCATCAGGAAATATGAAAACTGTGGTTCACCAGTTAACCACTGATCTTGGATTCCTGTTGTAGCAAGTCTTAACCGACCAGCCATTCCTACTGTATATGAGTAAAATTTTGGTAAATAAAACGAAACGCTATACTAGAATGAATCTTCAGTTGAGGAAGTTCAAACCTGAGACAATCAGTGATGACCGGGTTTGTGTGTTCATTGGGAAACGTAATACAGGTAAATCAACCCTCGTTAAAGATATTATGTTCCACAAGAAACACCTCCCGGCGGGGATAGTGTTGTCTGGAACAGAAGAGGGTAACCATTTCTATTCAGACTTTATCCCAGATTTATTCATTTATGGAGACTATGACAGAGAGGCAATAGAAAGAGTTATGTCTCGACAGAGAAAGTTGGTCGGTGCGGGTAAAACCAATTGCGGAGCTTTCATGCTTTTAGACGACTGTATGTATGACTCAAAATTCCTAAAAGACACATGTATTCGTCAGTGTTTTATGAACGGTAGACACTGGAAGATATTCTTTATGCTCACGATGCAATATGTCATGGATTTACCACCCGCGCTGCGTGCTAATGTTGATTATGTCTTCATTTTGAGAGAGAACATCATACAAAACCGAGAAAAGCTCTATAAATCCTTCTTTGGTATCTTTCCCTCGTTTGACATGTTTTGTAAGGTAATGGATGCTTGTACTGAAAATTATGAGTGCCTCGTGTTAGACAATACAGTAAAGTCTAACAAGATCCAGGATTGTGTTTTTTGGTACAAAGCAACTGTTAGGAAGGGTTTCAAGGTTGGTAGCCCTCAATTATGGAACATGCATAAGAAGATGTATAATCCAAAACATACTAATCAAGCGGAGCAGGATGCTAAAAAGGCGACGAAGAAAACCAAACTTACGATTACTAAAAAGAAATAGCGCGTCACTAGAACTTTAAGAAAACATAGGAATATATTAACATGGCTTCTGATCACGTCCCCACTATGAACCTCTTTGATGATGGCGAGGGTATGGTGCCATTACAGACACAAGATAAACCTTCTACAGCGTTTAAACCACCTGAAAAAAATATGAGTACAAATAAAGACACTATGGACTCTACTCCTATTAATGATATTATGATGGAGCCCCCCGCGCTTACCGAGGACCCCAGGGTACAGGGTGTTATGCCCCAAATGGTTGCTGCCCAACCCCAAGCTGCTTACCCCGCCCCCACCAAGGCTAAGGAGGAGGCTCCTGAGAGCAAAAACCCTCTCAACCTCACCGATGATCAGCTTACTGCCCTCATCGTAGCCGCTTGTACTGCCATTGCTGTCAGCAAGCCCATTCAGGATCGTCTTGCGACTTCTATCCCCAAGTTCCTTAACGAACAAGGGGGTAGAAGTATGGTTGGTTTAGCCACTACTGGCGCCGTGGCTGCTATTATCTTCTTCTTTGCGAAGAGCTACATCATCAAGGCTTAAGCCTGCATCATGTTGTTATAGATCGAGTTATCTATGCCAGTGAAGTAGGTGATTAAAGCACCACCAATGAAAGCACCAGCTAAAACAGCGTTTAACTCCAAATGCTTCCTTCTATCGCTCTTATGAAAATTCCTGACGGTATCCTTGGAGCGCTTCCACCATTCGTTAATAGCGAAGGTGATGATGAGCGCGAAAAGGGTCGTCATGGCAAAGAAAGAACGATCGACTGCAAGACGGGGAATGTCACCGACGATGGCGCGAGCGGCGTTAGGAATGATAACAGTTAAGAAGATGAGGTTAGTGTAGTAGTTATCAGTGTGCTTGGGGACTTGTGTAACGGCGTAGAACACAACCCAAGAAAAAATCGCTGCTAAGAGATCATTAACAGGAGTTTGCATTTATCATATTACGAGATTTTATTTATCCTGAATGTATTGACCACAGAATTTGGTCTTGTCTGGCAATCTATTGTAAATCCCTATAGATTCACATATCCCTCTCAACTCCATAAAGTTGTTCCAGAAGTTCTCGGAATGGGTCCATTCAGGTACCGTACTGTGAGCAAGCTCATGTATTAAAACATGCATAATCTCATTGACATCACCATCTATACATATAGTTATATCAGCCCCTTTGTTGACGTTGTAACCCACAGTTCCAGACATCATCTTAAGCGCCGTCAGGGGTATGGGGTCTACCAACATACTAAACTTCTCATTGTTCGTTTTCTTGAGGTGTTCTCTGAGAACACGATACCTCCTCTTCACTTCAGTGAAGTTCTCTGGTTCACGGATCGTGAGAAGTATGATTAGGTTGATCACGATCAATACGATAAAAGGTATCATCTGTTATAAACAAAGATAAATTTACTGTACAACTCTGAGATTGGGTTACCTTGGAGACCCTCCCAAAGTTGTAATTTGAAACCAAGCTCTTCCATGTGTGTCACTAAAAGATCTTTGTACCCGACTGGTTCAGCCTTTGGACCCTCTGCATAGTATGGGGTATCAGTCAGATGTACAAAAAGCTTCTCTCCAAACCCACCATTTCCATGATCTTTGAGTTTGAAAAAGTTCCCCATATCATCCTGAAGCGGTGTCTTGAAGATGATCTTTTCCGAATCTGGGATAATGCCAATCAAAAGTCCACCTGGTTTTACGCGCTTCTTAATCTCATGGATGGAACTGAAGAAGAGATCTCTCGTGGCAAATATGTAATGGAGTGAAAAATTGAAACACACAACATCAAATTTTCGTTTTGGGCAGTTGTGTATATCACCCTCATAAAAGTTCACACGCATATGCATATTCTTAGCCCTAGACTTGGCTTCAACGAGGGCTGAGGGTTCTGGATCACACATGTTAATATTGGCGCCACACTTATGCCATTTCTGTAAATCACCCCCAAAGCCACATCCAACATCAAGAATGTGATGACCATTCTTTGTCACACTTTGAATGAGTTCCCTCTTGGCATCATTGTGATTCTTTCGAATCTCCTCCATTCTTAATTTATGAATATAATCTTTAAGATTGTCGTTTACTTAGGGCTTAAAGTTTAGAAGCGTTCAGTAGCTATAATGTCTCTTGAACAAGATTACACGACTGTACCTGGTCAGATTTATGCGTGCCTTTCTATTGTTGGCCCAGAGTGCCCACAGAAGAATGACAAGTTTGGTATAAAAATCCGAGGAGCTTTTGCTAATCGCGATGAGGCTGCTAACCACGCAAAGCGTCTTCAGAAGGAGGATCCAACTTTTGATATTTACGTGGTAGATATGTACAAATGGCTTCTAATCCCTCCTGATTCTTCGAAGATTGAGGATGTTCATTATACCAATGAGAAGCTTGAAGAGATTATGACTGGTTACAAGGAGAATCAGGCTCAGGCTGCCCGAATGTTTAATGAGCGTAAGCAAGCTATGGGAGATAAGACCGGCTTCGCACCTGGTGATGACAACTCCAAGTTTTACACCAAGCCCGACGAGGCCCCGATTTCCCACCCAGCTGAGGTTCTTGAGCGACTCAAGAAGGAGAAGCCCGATGCCAATATGGAGGATCTCGTCAAGGAGGCGGATGCCATAGTCGCGGAGGAAATGAAGCAGCGTCAGAAGGAGCGCGAGGAAGCTGCTAAGGCTGCTGAGATGAGTGAGATTAAGGAGGAGGAGGAGGCTTCCACAGAGGCCAAGATCGAAGAAACTAAGGATGAGGGTGAACCCGAAGTTTCTTCCAAGTAAATAATTTTCATGACTAATATTAAATGATTAGCATTATCGTAACAATCATTCTCGTAAGTGCTTTCTTCATTTTGTTTTTTGGGGGGATGGGTCCAGAAAACAAAAAGGAAAAGAAAAAGGTTAAGAAACCTGAAGCCAGTACTACTGCTGGATTTATTGAGGATACGTATAGAGATCCCTTTATCAATCATTTTATACCCCCGAAGGTTGGTAATATAGGTAAGTTTGTTCCTTACTCAAGTGTACCGGAGGATAACTGGCTGCATGGTTTTCCCCATAAAAAAGCCAAGTAAAAATACACCGAATATAAGAATCCATGTAGTCTTATCAATGCTATTGAAAACATCAAATGTATCTTTACTCTGATAAGGGGGTGGTGGATAATTAGCTACGTCAGATGGATGAAAGTAATACTCTTCAGTAGATTTCTCGTTACTTTCATCTTTCTCCTCGGGAACATCTTCCAAAACGGGGTTATACTCGATAGGATTACCGATATCAGTTTCCATTTTCTAATATAGAAAGGGTTTTTTTTAAGCATTTTCTTCCTCACTTTCACTCTCATCGTCTACTACAAAATCCTTGAGATTACCATTTTCATCTGCATCTGACTCATATTCTTCTTCGCTATCGTCGTCGTCATAAAGTTCATCATCTGTGTCAAGGTCGGAGTCTATATCTGTATCATGTTCATCTGTTCCATAGTCATCTTCTAATACAGTTTCAGTGGGCTGAAACAAAACGGGCTTCTTTATATGCCTTCCTGAGCGAGTACGGGTAACTACTACAACCATTTAGGTAGTATTGCGTATTATTGTTTAAGTAGTTTTACAAGATTATTGTCTATTATCGTGTGTGTTCTAGCCTTATTCTTCTTTCCTTTACAAACTGGGCATTGTTGCGTTATTTTATTACCTTTTATGATGTAAGACATCACATTGTCTGGATGATCTCCGCGAATTGATTCACAGTAGCTTGATGTTGTAAGCGCCACGTGACTTGTTTTATTTCGCTTAACACTTACCACCGTCGTGTCCGCCTGTCCATCCATGATCTTCTGTATAAATCTTTGTAACAGGGGCTTCACTTCAGTCTGTTTAGGTTGTGGTTTTTCAACGAATTTCTTGATTTCTGGACAGCTCTGGAGTTCTTCCTTTTTGGGGTATAACTTGTTGACAATAACACTAGGTAGCTCATGTCTTCGTCCACAGAAGTCTTTACAGAATCCATCCTTCCTTCCTCTGAGCGTTTCACAGCGACAGAAACACTTCTGTATGATTAGTTTTCCACTGATAATGAACCATACATGATTTGAGTTGTGTTCTCTCCGTAGGTTCTCACAGTAATTTGAGTTTGTGGCGGCTAGGAAAGTGTTCTTGTGTTTGAAAAGTTTAGTGATGTAAGCATTCGATTGCCCTTCAAGATTCTTCCTAACGAACATCTGTATGAGCGATTTAAGCTCTTCATCCTGAAGTTCATCCTTTGTTTCATCTTCTGTAAAAGAACCCTCCCTGATAGGTGCTGAAGGTGGCTGAACAAATGCCGTTTGAGGAGCATCTGTACGAACTGCAGACATTTTCAAAAGTTCCACACTAGGTGTGGGTTGCACACGAATAATTGTACTCAAGGGCTCTGGGGTGTACATGAAAACGGGTAGGTACGCAAGTTGATTCACCTTACCCTTATCACATCCCGGGCAACCTTGGCCACCACAAGCATCGTGTTTAGCCTTCTTATAGGACCATGGCATTCTAAAACCACTCCCTTTGGTTTTTCTACGAATATCACCATATACAGCTGCGTCTATGATATCATTCCAATCATATGAACTCTTAGCCGTGGTGAGGGCTACGAGTACATGTTCTCTCAAAGCAATCGCCGAACTTTGGTCTACAACGAAGTCTGGCCAGTTTAGATGTACTCCAGTCTTGATAAAGTCACCAACCGTCTTTGGGGGTGATACAGAGATTAAGCACTTTTTACCACCATGACGCTTCACCTTGTCACATATGATTTTACAGATGGATTTGATCTCCTCTATAGCGAGGGATTCTTTGTCCTTGTAATCAATGTCAATGAAGAAGTTGTAAGTGGGAGTCTTTTGTTCCACAACAAACAGCTTCTCATTGGAGCTAATAGCTTCTATGTATTTATCATAAAAGTCGTTCAACCTATCAAATGGCACAGAGAGTTTTCCTCCGTCCATGAGCACATGTGATAGATTGGTTGCATTATCAAATTTTTGAGATGCGCACCAACTCTTAAACATATCTATTTATTAGTCGTCGTCTCTAAACCACTTCATAAATGATACATCTGGGTACACCTTTTTTTCAGCTAATTCTTTTTTTATAACTAAAAGTTCATATACAGTTTTGTCTTTATTCTCATCCTTCCACTGATTGATCTCATCTTCACACATTCCCCGATTCTTATCAAGAAGCTTTTCAATCTGCATCAATATGTAAGCCTTAGACTTCATTATTTAATAGAGAAGGTTTTTCTATTGTGAGAACTTATGCATGAGTAAAACTCTGGGTTTTTAATCACGTTATCAACGATAAGTTTCCAACGCTTTCGTGAGTTGAATTCTTCTAGAGTGTCAAAACTCATAAAATCATTCTCATCGTATGTTTTCTTGTATGGTTGATGGTTAGCCTTCTTTACTGCTGTTTTTTGCTTCTCTTCATAGAACTTTCGTACCATTTCCTGTTGTTGAGATCTGGTGTAATTGACGAAAAATATGAATACATTGTACTCTAACTCTACTGTAGGGCTTTCCTTGTGTGTAAACTTAAATTCTGTATACTGACCGTTTTTTAGTGATACAACCCCCCTGGTCTCTTCTTCCAGTTCTCGAAGAGCACATCGGATTGGGTTATAAATTTCTCTTCTTCGGCATCCTCCTGTGACAAATATCCATTCCTTGAATCTCCAATCTCTCACAGTGAGGAACCTCGGTTTGCCATCCGCAAAGCTAACCGGTATTGCAATCGCTTTGTACTTTTTCATTGCTCATTCGTTAAGCTATAATATGCGGATATGTTTATTCAATCAATTTTTCCTCTTCGGGGGTCATTTCCGACAAAACATCGTCATCTTCGTCTCCATCGATACCATTGAGCCTCTCCATGACGTCCTCTGAGAATTCTCTAAGTTCATAAAGTTCCTCACGAGTCTTGTTAAGTTCCCGAAGTAGGAAAATAACACCTATGATAGAAACAGCTGTGGCGATCATCATCACATTATCGTGAGTGAAAGGGATCATTTGTATAATACCCTAGCTTTATCTTTTTAAGCATTCTACATCAGTGCTCCCATACGAGTTCTACCCGATGGAGGGCATTCATAGGGAGTCTGGGCAAATTGGACGGCTTCGTAATGCGTATTTTGACAAGACTTTTCGGTCGATGGAGAGGGTTGACCGATAAACGTCTCGAGTGTCCTGGATTTAGGATCGTACGTCAATACAAAAACGATGGCGAGTAGGAATATAAGATCCCACATTTATTATTTACACATAAAATTAGTTAGAATAGAGTAAACCGCCCATACCGTTTTCTATACGGAGGACGTTGTAACCGACCGCGTAGACATCCTTTGTAACCGATCGGGTGTCGTTAACGATGCGAGCCGAGTCAAGTCGGGAGAAGTTGAGAGTTCCAGTGGGCTGCAGCTTACCGGAATCTAAGCAGAAGGGGTAGAAGAACAGAGTCTTGGCTACAGTTGGGTTGGAAGCATTGGAGGTGTGATAGTAGAGAGGCACGTTGGTGAAGTTTGGATCAGCAAACTTGTAATCAGCAACATCGGTACCGTTGATCTGCAGCTTGAGCTTATTGTCATTGTTGAGGATGGAGAGGGCAGAACTGTCCGCGGAAGCGAGGTACTTCACGGGGTGATTGTAGTTCAACTCCTGAATCTTAGAGTTAGAGGCAATCGCCTTCTGGACCTG